TCATCTCCAATGCTTAGACCAAGGTCTAGCAACTCTTGATTTATGTAGACAATAGTACCCATAAGTGGCTCCTCCTTGCTGTTCTTGTTTATAGTAGACTCCATCTGCTTAAGTGGTTTAATAAAGCAGTACTTGGAATGCGTGTTCCACTCACCGTTCTGGTTGTACATGAAGTACTGCTCGTCGTCTATAAAGAATAGGTCATCCTTAAAGAAACTGGCTCCGCTCTTCTCTCTACCCTTCATGTCGTAGTATACCTTGAACACGTTGTGGTGAACTAGTAGTATATCGTTAACTTTTATTGGCCCAATATAATCTATTGGTGTACTTACAACCTCTGCAAGCCTGTTAGACACGGTGTGGTCCTCCTTAGACGTGCTGGTTATGAAGTCTATTCCTCCAATATTTTTTATATTATCGTATCGCCTACCATCTAATGGTCGGACGATAAACATGTCTTGGGATCTCATCAGAAGTTTATATTGTACTCTAGCGATACTGGCATATTGATGTTGAACTCTTTCCAGCAGAATACCTCGGAGTTCTTCTCTATCCATACCTTTATACCACCAGACTTGTCATCTAGCAGTATAGAGTGGATCGTGTAACTCTTATCCAGGACCTCCTGACCAACTATGAAGTGCATAGCGTCGCTCTTGTAGTTAGGTCCTATAGATATCTTTCTAATGTCATTCATATACTCTTATTTCTATTGGACAATATGTTAAAACATCATCTGCGGCTGTATTACTTACTGTGGTATAAACTAAAATATTATTTGTTGGATTTACCACAAACCTAACGTGATTAGTTGAAGATTTTACATTAGCGCTTAGTATTAATGTTTTCGCTATTGGAAATGCATTTGATAATGTTAAAGCATACACTCCTGTAGTACTATAACTCCAAACAGGAATTGATCCAAGTGTGTTTTCTAATATAGTAGCTACTGGTGCTAATTCCCCTGATTGATTTAACAAAGCTGTATAGACTTTATATGGTGCTGTAGGAACTAAATCAATAATACTCTGAATAGTAAAGTTCTTGGTGGCGTTACTGTTCTCAACATCCGTTCCAACTAATAAGTCATCAACATCTGGTGTTGTAATCTCTGGGTACTGGCTAATTTTTGTCATCTGTGATCTCTCCTGTTTGTAAGTTTATGTTTACGTTGCCATATATTTCTAGCAACTTTTTTTCTTGCTCCTTGAAGTCAATGGACACCGTCTCTAGTTTAGAGAACACGTCCTCCTTGAACACGTTAAGTTTCTTGATTTCAATCTCTGCGTCTGCGATCTTTCCCTTTAGGGAGTTAAAATCTGAGTGTACCTTTCTTAGGTCTTCTAATTCTTGTTCTGTTATTGTTTTCATTTGATTTTTTTACAAAGATAGTTATTTATTTATTGATTTTAATGCGTGGTCTTTATCTATCTTGTCCAGTACCCACACTAAGGACTTTCCAAGACCAGTGAGTGTCCCTGTCAGCTGGTTCTTTCCTAACACACTAGATATAGTCTCGTTTATATCTCCAAACCTATGTCCAGTTGCAAGTGTCTTATTAAACAAGGTCCTAAACTCTCTATTACCAAACTTGTCTAAGTTGACAGCACTGCTCTTAAAGTATCCAGACTTGTTTTTAACAAATAGCCAATTGACTAGAGTTAGTGGAAGATATAGTACGTATGCTATTATAAACAGTATCATAATAAGATTGCGTCTGCTTGTACGAATAAATCATCCACCTGCTCGTCTGTAAGTTGCAGTGCAGACTGTAATAACATAACCGTCTGACTTGCTCTCTCTACAGTTGTACCAAACTTCCATATATACGTTGCAGCAGTCTTAGAAGGCTCTGGCATAGCGTCTATAGCGGACTCTATCTGGGTCTCTAGTTGCATCAACTTCAATACAGTCCTAATTCTCCATAGTTGTACCTCGTACGGTACAGCTATAGGAGGCATGTCTACATACTGTACAAATTCAGGTAATTCATCCTCTGAGATCTCAAAAAGATCTGGATGATTTACAATTGACCTGTGACTCTCTAATGGCTCTTCAGCCACAACTACTGTATAGCTATTTGTTCCTACACTATTTATTTGTCTTATGTGTCTCATTATGTTGTAAAGTATTGAATTGTTGCGTATGCTTGAGAATAACCACCCGAAAGTCTTAAAATTTGAATATCAAATGTATTAGGTCCAGTTGTTTTTAATCTTAATGCAGCAGTTCCCATTGTAGCTACTGAATTCTTATTAGCGGCCATCGTTCCAACACCATAAGAAATAACATTTAATGCAGTAGAAACTCCACTTGGTATTTCGGGAGTAGGACAGTCAGAAGGCAACATACACGCTAATGAAGTTACACCAACTCCAGCAGTAGCATAATCTAAACTCAATCTAATAGTTACCAAATCTCCAACTTGACACCAACTATAAGTATGATTAATTGCTCCAGTTGGTGATTGTGTACTCGCTGTTGGTGTTATAGCTCCACTATAGGTTTTTGAGGGTTCGTTTCTAAATACTTGTTCTGTTGGCACTGCGCTTGCATTAGTATTATTAGCTAATACTGTATAAGCACTTTGAGATGGAACTGGAATTGATGACCATGTATTATCACCTCGTAAATAAGTTGTAGCAGATGGCGTACCTGTTGCAGTTAAGTTTGCTATTCCAACAGATGTTAAATAAGTTGCTGTATCAAGTGTAAATACTGATCCAGATATCATTCTAACAAATGGAGTTCCACCACTAAAAGATAGAGCAGATAATCCTGATAAAATTGAACTACTTGCTTGTTTACCATTTAACTGTGTTTGTATAGCTGTAGTACTAACTCCTACAAGTGACTTTAACTCTGTTAATGTTGGGTATCCATTTGCAGTAGTTAAACTAACCACATTTTTATTAGCATCAAATGAAGCTATTGTAGACGCTGTTTGTAATCCTATTTTTAATGTTCCATTTGATACATCTAAATTATTCTGAGCATTAGAAGTGCCTCCTCCAAAATAGTGGGTCGCACCAGCTCCATTGATGTAAAATGTTTGACCAAACTCAGGGAATATACTCCCTCCACTATAAAGATACCTTCCAGCAGTTAAATTATCTGTAAATGTTTTTAATCCTGAAATAGTTTCGTTTCCTGTTAGATGCACTACACTTGAATCATTAGCAGGTGTGTACCCTAGTATGCTAGATATAGATGCGGTCTTCCACTGCGCTGGCGAAACTGTGTTATCATACCATAATGTGTCCTTTAGAGTAGGTGTCTGTGCCTGTACGTTATGAAGCTCATCAAGCTCGTAACCGTTCTGTACCCTAACATACATCCTACCAGCACCTCCGTTACTTGCTGTTGTTACAATACCAATGTACACCAAGTGGTTTGGCGCGTATGGCTTTACCTTTGTTATACTACCAGCTGTTGCTCCAAGGTACACTGGATCTCCATCTGCCCATGTAGCTGTCGGAAGAATGCTCAGGTTATCTAGTAGACCCTGGAACATTATGAACCCCTTCTGATTAGCAGCTATAGAAGTAGATAGAACTATACCAACGGTCTGTGCCGATGTTGAGTCTCCTATATTAGATGCCAACTTAACAGTCATTCTATCACCAGTTCCTCCAAAGGCATACACAACTTGTCCCTTTGTAATAGTTACAGAGTCTGCATTGGTCACATATGAAATAATAGAGTTTGGAGAAGTCCCTATACACTGGAATATGTTGGCTGTGGAGTTGTATGCACAGAGCATCTCTCCGTTAGCCTGTACGTCACCACCTATCAATGGTCCGTCATTGTTTCTGTATAGAGGTATAGCCCCTAATGCATTTATATTTAATGTGGCAACCGTTGTGTTCCCATTTGTAAATCTTATCAAATAAGCATCACCATCGGCATAGGATGTAACTCCAGATACTGTTGCGGTGTACGTATCAGTACCAGATGCGGTTGCGTGAGGTATACCTCCACCACCAGTTCCACCAGTAGTTGTAGTACCATCAGCCATAAGGTACTCGGTAGATAGTCCACCTGGTATTTTGACTACTGAAAGCTCTCCCTCTTGGTTTACTACTAATTTTTCAACTCCATTCTTATCAATTACAATTGGATTACCAGTAGAAGATGTTCCACTATTTATAACTAAACCTTTATTCGAGTTACCTAAATTAGCTTCAATAGCTATTGTGCCATTGCCATTTACTTCTAAACCTATTGAATTAGAGTAAGTAGATATACCTACACCTGATTCCGAATAACTATATAGCCCAGTTCCAGAATCAGAATTTGCGTATATTCCAGTTCCAGCACCAGAATTTCCTACTACGCCAATGTTTGTGGAATCGCCATATACACCTATATTTTCAGAATACCCATGAACTCCATAATATCCTGATATTCCATAAACCCCTGCGGCTGAAGTTGAAGTGCCATAAATACCGTTATTTTCGCTTGAACCTCCATAAACACCATATCCTTGTGATGAAAACGAATGAAGTCCATCTCCTTCCCCTTCACCAAGAGTAATGGTTATGCCATTTGTAGTACTTGCGCCAATATCAGTTACAGACTGTAACCCTTGATCCCCAGTATTAGTCCCACTGGTATTATTTATTACGGTTAGGTTAGCATCTGTAACGTACCTCTTGTTTGTTGAGTCCGCTATGTCTGCTGTTGTTGCGTCTGCTCCTGCTGTTACAAGACCCTTGCTATCGTAAGTTATCTTTGTCTTTGTGGACCCAGTTATTGGTGCGTTTGGTATAACACCTACGTTTGCATTAGGTGCGATTCCCTCTAGCTTAGACTTCTCTGCTGCTGATAATAGACCAGCGTTCACAGTACCAGCGAGTGGTATTGTTGCATCAGATCCAGTGTCGCTATTTACAGTTCCGTTAGACACACCAGGCGTGTACGATAGGTTCGTAACCCCAGACGCTATCTCAACATATACGCTGCCAGACCACCTGTACACCTTGTTAGTGTCCAGTGTTATATATATAACCCCAGATGCTCCAGGTATTGGAAGAGCCGCGTAGTTCGCAACCTCTATAACGTCATCCACAAATGACGGCAGCTGACTTGCTGGTACCTTACCATCTACCAGGTCTGCCTTTAGGTCTAACGCGTCCTGTGTTGCATCTGATATGTAGTCCTCAATCTGGTATTTTTTTATTTTTATCATAGTCCTCCGTCTTGTATTATCCAATTATTTGGTGCTGATGTCAGCGTTAATCTTCCTGCTGTTCCTGCTGCTGTGTGTTTAGCTATTCCAAAACTTATGTTTATGTTTGGTTTAACTCCGTTTACTATCCATCCGTTGTATATTGCGTCTAGATTAGTTGATGAGAATGTGGCTGGTGTTTTTCCATTCATAAAGTTAATGAAATTTGATACATTAGATACATTCCAGTTTCCAATAGGTTGATTGAATGCAACTGCATTCTGAAACATCTGATTCATACTAGTAACATTTGCTAAAGTAGAACCAACTCTTTCCCAATTAGATAAAGGTTGATTAAAAATAGTTGCTCCATTAAACATGTATCGTGTAGCAGTTACATTAGTCATATTCCAATTATCAATAGGTTGATTAAAAGCGGTTGCTAATTCAAACATTCCTACCATTCCTAACACACTAACTGTATTCCAAGAATTTATTGGTTGGTTAAATGCTTTTGTTGCATTGAACATTTCATTCATATCAGTTACTTTGCTAACATTCCAATCATTAATATTCCTATTAAAATCTCTTGTTGTAGCAAACATTCTATTCATACTTACTGATGTTGCTGTAGTCTTTATATTCCAACCATTTATTCCTGTTAAACCTGTAATAGTATTTGTATCTGAATTACCACCATTATTAAATGCTGTTGCACCACCAAACATATTTTGAAATGTTGTTACCTTACCAACATTCCAAGAACTAATGTCTTGGTTAAAAGCGGTAGTAAAATTAAACATTTGATACATATTAGTAACACCACTTACATTCCAATTTCCAATAGGCTGGTTAAATACAAAGATATTTTGAAACATACTCTGCATGTTAGTAACATTTGCCAATGTAGAACCTATTCTTTCCCAGTTTGCTAGTGGTTGGTTAAAATCTCTAGCGAAGTAAAACATAGAACTTGTATTAACAACTTTAGTCATATTCCAATCCCCTATATTTCTGTCGAAAGCTGTTGCGCTTTGGAACATACTTTCCATATTAACATTTGATACAGTGTTTATATCCCATCCATCTATTCCTGTTCTTGAAGTTACTGGATTTGTATTTGAATTACTTCCATTATTAAATGCTATTGCTGCATTAAACATAAGTCCAAAATCAGTTACTTTGTTTACATTCCAATTACTAATATCTTGATTGAAAAAATTAGTAAATCTGAATGTTTGTCGCATATTTGTAACATTACCTAATGTAGATCCAGTTCTCTCCCAATTACCTACTGGCTGATTAAATGCAGTAGCTGTATTGAACATAAATCCAATGTGATTCACTTTAGTCATGTTCCAGTTACTTATATCCCTATTGAATATAGAAGCTCCCATAAACATAGAATTCATGCTAACACTAGACACAGTATTTATGCTCCAATTATTTATTGGTGCTGCATCATCTCCATTATTAAAATTAGTGGCCCCATTAAACATACTTGAAAATGATGTCACCTTACTAACATCCCATGGAGTAGTTCCTGTTCCTAGGTTTGAATTAAATGCCGATGCTCCTTGAAACATTCCTGACATATTAGTACATGCAGATGTATTCCATGGTAATTGATTAGCTACTCCAGAGGCAAATCCATTATTAAATGAAGGACAACCACTAAATAAACTGGACATTATATTTACTTTAGATGTATCCCATCCACCTAAGTACCTATTAAATGAAGAACAACTAAGGAATGTATAGTTCAACGATACTGATGCAGCAGTTGTATTTAGTACCCAATTATTTAATGGTACACTATTATCTCCATTATTAAAATTAATACAACCACTAAACATCCCTTCAAATGAAGTGCATTTAGTTATATTCCAACTGCCTAAACATTGATTGAATAGATAACATGAGCTAAACATATTTACAAATCCAGTAACATTACCTGTATTCCAATTATTCAATGGCTGATTAAATAATACACATGCAACAAACATATTAGACATACTAGTAATTAAACTTGTATCCCATTCGTTCATCCTACCAACCGTAGTGATTTTTGAACATCCAGAAAACATTGCTCCTAAACTCGTAGTTCCTGTTAAATCTAATATATCTGTTATTCCAGACAGAGTTAGATTAGAACATCCATAGAAACCTTGGGTTAAATTTTTTAATTTACCCCAGCTAGATATGGTAAGTATTTTTAACTTATCTCCAGAATTTTGAAATCCCCATCCATTTATCGTTCCTGTTGCTCTAAGGGTATACGTTCCAGCTGATGCGTAGGTATGAGTTCTCTGAGAGTATGAAGTAACATTTGTTGTACTACCATCACCCCAGTCTATCCAGAAGTTATACGTGCCACCAGATAGTAGTGGTAACTCTATCTGCGTAGATGAGGACACACCAGCGTTGTCTGTCTTCCAAGTAGATTGGAATATCCCAGACTTAGTTGACCCATATATTTGAAACGCTAGATTGTTCATAGGCTTCCTGCTACTATATAAGTGTTTGCTGCTAGCATCCTCTTAAGTGTGAAACTTAGTTGTGGAAGCATCGTTGTGCTTGTTGCGTTATTCAGTGTGTTACCAGTTGATATAACTGTAAGTGTAGCTCCAGCAAGTGTTACAAACGTACACTCGAACCCATCTGCTAGTCCTGTTGGTATTGTTAGTGTTGCAGAAGCTGTGAATATAATTATACCTCCACTGTCTGCGTTTGTTAGTGTGTATCCTGATGTTGTTTCAACTACTGGTCTGTTGTTCACATATTCTTTAGTCACTACAGCTTTACCAGTGGTGTCTGCTTCAATCAATGCATTAGTAACACTAGGGAGTGTAGCAAGTCCATTCATCCTAACTATAAAAGCATCGCTCCTTGTTAGCACATTAAAATCAGGATCTGCATTCTGTATAGTTCCGTTACCTACTACAAACAAAGGTTTTGTTGGATATGAATTGTAATCATCAATCCCTGATACTATAATATTAGATGCTTGACCAACAACAGTTGAATTAGCAGATGTTACATCATGTCCCATTCCTGTAACAAAATTAGTATATCCAGTATCTTTTAAATTATATCCTGTATCAAAACTACCCTCTCCATTATTATTAATTAGATAACCAAAAGAACTGGAAAGATAATTTCTAGATCTCACGCTTATCCCTGCTGCAAATGATTGTTCCCCTGTAGCACCATTATCTGTTGTTGGAGAGTCTACACCATCCGCAAAACTAATATCAAAAGCGTCTAGTCCTATGTTTCCAAAATATGTAGGGTTTCTATCTGGTCTTGCAATACCATTTCCATTACCCTCATCTAAAAATACAAGTGCTGGAGGAGTTGATTCTGGTATATTAAGTGTGTTGCTAACTAGTGTAGCTGCACCAGAACCTGTTGTTGTAAGGGTTATCTTCTCCTGTGTTACTAGTGGATCAATTGATATTACATTTGGATTCAACTCCTCTAGTCCATAACCAGCTGTTACTGCCTGGGCAGAGTTAAACTGAATATAACTAATTGGTGTCACTCCAATGGTTATCACCCCTGGCGTGTTACATATGAATCCGAACCCCCCATTTGTATCTCCTGACAACACAAGTGTGTAGTCTCCATAGTGTATCTCACCTGGAGGACTGTTGTCAGCATCTGAAGACCTTGTTAGCTGATACACAGTTACACTGTCTCCTACTGTGGTTAGGTCGTATATACCATTCTCAATAGGGTCTGCCTGCTGCCATACTAAGACTCTATCTAGATACGCAGGTGTCTCTCCATCTATTGACAGTACTCCAACTGATGGTCCTGTTAGCGTGGCTCCAACACCGTCTACTCCATTATCGTATGTTGCTACCAGTGATACATCTGTTGCTACTACCACTGGGAAGTGGAAGTTAATACCAGACGCAAGGTTATCTACGTACTGTTTTGTTGCTGCTCCTAGTGCTGTAGATGGGTCCTCATTAAGTATCAAGTCACCCAACATTGTGTCACCAGTTTTTTTAACTAGTATATCTGAGTTAATACTTCCATCAGCCATAAGGTACTCTGTTGATATACCTCCAGACTTTATAAACGCATCAGCTGTTATTGAGTTTGTTGTAACAGATCCCTCGTCTGTAACCCTCTGCAGGTCTGGAACCTCCAAGAACTCCTCTATGTAATTATACACTATAGTTATAACGTCTCCAGTGTATAACTCGTTTAGTATTGTTACCGTGCTTGGTAGCGTATACTCGTACCCCTCTGGGTGTAGAGATGTTGTGTTTACAATAACCTGAAGCACGTTATTTATCACATTAGACAATGTGAATGAGTTGCTTGAGTTGTAGTCGAACGTCTCCTTAATCAGCTGAGGAACCTGCACTACATTCTGAAGATCTATAAGAGATATGATGTAGTCCTTGTCCTCCTCTAAGCTTCCATTACCAGACAAGAACTCTAGTGTAACAACGAAGAATCCTGGATCTACTATGTAGTCATTTACACTAACTATCTTGAATAGACCGAATATGTCTATGTTGTCAGCCTTTTGAAGTATCACCTTTGTTGTAGGAAGTACGTTTAGGAAGTTGCTCACGTCCTTACCTCCCTGGGTGTCCTTACTAAGTATAAATGTGGTTATTGTGTCTATAGGAACAGTAGCCCCTATCTCTGTCTCAAACGATAGTGTTCCCTGCTTACGAGAGTCCGTAATAGCAATAGTGTCGTACCTGTACCTTATAGAGTTTGACGTGTTTATCACCTCGTTCTCGTTAAAGTACTTAGCCACCTTCCTTGGTGTAAAGTTCTTTGTCTTGTTGTACGTGTTAACGTCTGTACCTATCCACTTGTCATCCGCTGTTACGTAATCATCTATCTGATAGATACTTATTTTTGTCATCTTCCTTGTCCTTTATAGGATTTTTTATAATTCTTGCTAGATTTTAATTTAGATGATGAATTTTTAGCGTGAATACCTGGTCTATTTACATCCTTCTTAACAGGCTTAATAGATACTGTTTGTTTAGCCATACTACTACTATAAGTGATATTATTATTATCCAGAGAATATTGAAAGATTTTCTCTCAACTTCTTTTTTCTTCTCTACAGTCTTTTCTTTTGTAGATTGTTTCTTATCTTCGATCTTAGACACTATCTTTTTCTCGGTATATATAGACTTATCTTTTGTCTTTTTGTACGTTAAAATTACGTTCTTGTATACCTTACCATCTATGACTATGTCCTTGCAGGTGTCTAGTGGAGTCACTGTGAGCTCTTCTATAAATATGTCGGCCTCGTTCTTAACATCGAGCACCTCTTTTGTCGCAATTTTAACCGATATTTGCGACACGGAGTCCTTCTTAACCTCATCTATCACTACCTTCCTTGTAGAACAAGACGCTAGAACTACTGCTAATGTTGATAACAGTATGCATATCCAGAAGTATATGTAGTTCCTGTTATGATTTGTCATGATATGGTTATGGTTATGTTCTTTGCCTTCTGCATCTTTTTAAACAATGAGTCGAACGCCTTTCTTGACTTTGTGATGTAGTCAACTGATCTGTTCTGACCAACAAGTATGCACCCCTCAGTGTCGTGGTTAGAGTTTCCTGCGTGGATACGTACCCCCTCAAAGTTAGGTACACCTATAAGTAATGGAAGAAGTTTCTTGAACCTGTTGGACTGGTTGATTATAACCTTGTACGTCCCCTTAGGTATAGCTGTCTCTCCCTTTATCTTAACATCTCTCTCAATATCCTCTAGCGTGTAGCACTCAAACTTTCCGTCAATTGTTAGCTCACCTATTGTGGAGTTGTCTGTCCTGTGAAGCCTCTTTACCTCTATTTTCATTTAGATAATATTTTGATTATTGTTCCAACCAGTCCTGCTGTTAATAAACCAGCCACAAACTTTAACTGTCCGATATAGACGGACTTCTTGGCCATGTCAAGCTCGATAAACTCGAGCTTCTCCTTTAGAGCCTCTATGTCGTGCTTGATGCTGTCTATGTCTGATATAACCCCCTTGTTTCCGTTAACCTTAGATCCAACTAACGCAGAAGATATATGCTGTAGGTCCTCCTTAATTAACCGAAGGTGTTGCTCCATTCTGTCCAACCTTTCTTTTTCTTGAAATTCCATCAGCCCTTCAGTCCTTTTACTATGTCAGTAAATCCTTGAATGCTTATGTAGGCCGTTGCTATAACAACCCAGTCCTGAGACGTCAAGTCTCCAGCGAATAACGCCATGCAAGCTATTGCAAAAACTAGTAGCTTCCTGCTTATAAACTTGTTAAGTATCGAGTCTATCTGCTCCCTGCTCATCTTACCATAGTGCTACCATACCAGTAGCGTTTGTTGTTGCTGAGAATACTCGAACTATCTGCAACGGAAGCACAACTCCTGCTGGAACTGATGCCAGTGTTACGTCATCTCCACCTGCAGTTAGTACACGAATTGTACCACCTGATCCTGTGTACAGAACACAAGCGTCTGATGCTCCTGCTACACTGCCATTTGGAGACTGTATGTTTACTGTGTCAGATTTTACTACTGCGACAGCTCTGGTCTGCTGTAATTTTTGATATGCCATTATTTCAATATTTTATTTATTAATAGATCTGGGTTATTCAGTGCTGCCTTTCTCTTAGAGCATCCACAGTCCTTGTTGGCTGCCTTTGCAACCTTCTCCACAACCTTCTTTACTCCAGTTGCCGTCGTTATCTGTTCTATTCTGTCTCCTAGTAGCATACTACCTCTTCTTTTTAGCAACCTTTCCAGTTAAATCTCTTGACTCTAAGAATTCCTTACTTATGTTTCTTCTCTGCTTTGTGTACTCCTTCTCCTTTGCGTACTTCTGTGCAAGTTTTTGTGCAGCTGCAGTTCCTAATCTCTCCTGACCTAGAACCTCTCCAGATCCAGATATCATACGAACAGTTCTAGTAGATCCAGATCCAACTGTGTCTAATTTTTTTTCATAAGGTCCAGTCTTTAGAGGAGAAGTCTCCTTCTCGTACCCCTTTGGGTTCCCAATTATCTCTGTATCTTTGTTAAATGTAGGTAATCCTCTCTTGTATGCCATGATTTTTTTATTTTTTAGTTCCTCTTGCTCTCTTGTCTCCAGGCATCGCAGATTTCGATCCGCGGTTTGATGAGGCCTTCTTCATCACTATGCCATTCTTTGTGTGGCTTGCATCTAGTCCGTCTCCGTTACCGTACGTGCCACGTTTTCTATTAATAGCGTTAAGCTCGACACGCTTCTTTACCTGATCAGGGGACTTGTTGTACTCCTTCTGGTAGTCGTTGTGCCTCTTCTTCGCCTCTGGATTGGCAGCGTAATATTTGGCTGTTCTTCCTGGCACTACTTCTTCTTCTTGGCGATCATCTTCATGAAGTCAAACTTCTCTTTCTTCTCCTTTTTTACCGCCTCTACCTTTGGCTTTGCTGCTGCTTTTTTCATTTTTTCTTTGATTTGCCTGCCTTAGACAGACTGATTGCTATTGCTTGTTTTTGTGGACGACCACTCTTAATCTCTGTTCTTATGTTAGAAGATATTATCTTCTGACTTGATCCCTTTTTTAATGGCATTATTTCTTAGTGTTACCCTTTAGGTAAGACATCTTACCCTTCAAAGACTTCGCTGATTCGTACTGTGTTGCCTTCTTTTTTGTGGCAGCCATAGCTGTTGTGCATTTTTTCTTCATCATAAATGTTTTATCTTTGCAAAGATAATAATATAAATCAAATGAAATACAAGCCATACGCAGACTACCTCAAGTACTGGAGGGCAATAAAGACGCTCATCCGCAACAAGTACAACCTCAGCACATCCGATATCGACATACTCCTTTTCGTCTACAGCGAGGGGTACTTCCGTCACAGACAGTTCTGGGAGTTCGAGTCTGGACTCACATGGGAGAAGGACCGATTCAAGAGAATGATAGCTGACGGCTGGATCAGCCTGTGGAGACCGAACAAGAACGGTGAGGCTGCCCTGTATGAGGCCTCCTACAAGACCAAGAAGATGGTCACAGACATATATCACATGATCGAGCTCAAGGTTCACGTCTCAGAGAACCCTGTGTCCAACCCAATGTTCAGGAAGGACGCGTCGTACACAGAGAAAGCCTCCAGGCCCATTATTCGTAAGATGAATCGTACGCGTAAGGAGCTCAAGAGGCTTAGGGATATCGAGGATCAGAAGATCTAGAGAACCACGACTATGTCCCTCTCCAGTATCACCGTGTACTTGATGTCGTTTACCAGCATCGTGTATCCAGCGTTCTTGTCGTAGTAGATTATGTCTCCATCCTTCACGCAGTCCACGTTGGTTCCAGGCTTCACAACCTCTCCCTTCTTGTACCTGAACTGGTCGGTCTCGTTTCCAGTGAGCAGAAGACCCGACTGGGTCCTGATCTGTTCTTCTATTGTATTGATTACTAGGTATTTATTGATTGGTTGCATACTATAGTGTTATTGATAATATTTCTTTTATGACTTCCTTGTCTGGATCTATTACAAATCCTAGTTGCTTCATCGTTGCCACCTCTAGTGATACGCCGTTCTTCTGCTTTACCCATAGCTCCTGAGAAAATGTAGAGTCTATTATCTCGTAATTCTCATCCCTTGTCACGTTAAATATCGCAACCTTTACCTGTTTGATTTTTTTCTCTGGTGTCGGCCAACTTATTTGTGTTGAACCTGTTCCATTACCATAAAGTGGTGATCCGTTGTTGATTGTTGTTGTTGTTCCCATTATGCTCGTGTCATTGTTATAATTGCGTTAGTACTAAGTATTGTTGTGGCCACACTGACCGCGTTCTTGAGCGCATTCTTCGTCACCTTCAGTGGGTCGATGATCCCCATCTCGTACATGTCACCGTACACGTCGTTCTTCACGTCGTACCCGTTGCTGTCGGTGGCCTGCTCCATGATGTCGTACCCATCGTTACCTGCGTTCTCGTGGATCTGTAGCAGTGGAGCCTGTATCGCCCTGGCCATGATCTGCATCGCCACGTACTTCTCTGGGCTGATGTCCTCTATCATGTCGTCAGCATCAGCGATGATCCTGTACGACTCGTTGAACAGTGCCAGTCCTCCTCCTGGAAGGATTCCCTCCTCTAGTGCTGATCTAACCGCACATACAGCGTCGTCCACCCTGTCCTTTCTCTCCTTCTGCTCCAAATCTGAGTTACCTCCAACATATATAACAGCGATCCCACCTGTCAGGCTGGCGATCCTGTGCTTGATGAACTCCTTGTCGTTCTTCTTCTGTGCCGCGTCATGAGCTACCCACAGCTGAGCAACCCTGTCGGTTACCTCCTTCTCCTTGCTTGCTGGCTTGATGATGGACGAGGTGTCTCTACCTATGATGATCCTGTCTGCCTTGCCAAGGTCCTCGATTGTTATAAGGCTAAGGTCATCTCCTGTACTCTCAGAGAAGTACTTGGCCCCAAGTGATATAGCGATGTCACTCATCAACTCGTTCATCTTGTAACCGAACTCTGGTGGTGATATGTTACAGAACTTCAGCTTATTCTTCACCACGTTAACAGCCAACGTGTTGATCACGTTCTGGTTGCATGGCCCTATAATGAGTAACTTCTTGTTCTCCTGTATCACCGTCTTCAGCACGCCCTCTATCGAAAGGATGTTGGATATCTCCTGGTCCGTAACCAGCACCAAGACATCGTCCATGATGCACTCGTCGTTCTTGAAGTCGTTCACGAACATATTAGACGTGTAACCCCTTCCAATCTTGATACCGTTTGTGAACTCTGAGTATGTCTCAGCCGTCTGTGAGTTCTCGATTGTAACGATGCCATTCTTACCAACCTTGGTGTATGCGCTCGATATGATCTTACCGATCTCGTTGTCGTTGTTGGCTGATATCGATGCCACGTTGTGCAGCGTCTTTCCGCTCACCTTCTTTGAGGATCTTTCCAGGCTGTGGATGATGCCGTTGGCAACACTGTTTATGTTCTTGATCACCTCTGTTACGTTGTGCTTCTCGTTCAACAGGTCCTGTCCCTGTCTAACGATGGCTTCCGTAAGCACTATAGCTGTTGTGGTTCCGTCACCAGCACTTGTGGCTGTTCTATCTGCAGCCTCTTTCATCATTTTGACCGCCAAGTTCTCCACTGGATCTAGTAAGAAGATTGACTTTGCTACCGTTACACCATCTTTTGTAACAGTGATCCCGTGCGTGTGGTTTGGTGACTCGATCAGAACCGTACGACCTCTTGGTCCTAGCGTGCTCTTAACCGCCTTGGCAATTGTAGTTATGCCATTAATTAGTTTTGCTCTTCCTTCCTCGTCGAACAGTAGTTCCTTGGGACTGTATCCAAATTCTTCCATGATTAAATTAAATTTTGACAAATATACATAAAAAAAGCCAGACTTTTATGCCTGGCTAATCAACTGAATTGGTAATGTATTACTTCTTCTTCTTAAATACAATGTTGTGCATAGGAGCTGTCATCTCTTTTGACATCCTCATTGCGCTTGCTATGGTCATAGCTTCCTCGACCATCTCTTTTTTCTCGTGTAAGGCTTTGGCTTCCTTGGCCATCCTGTACAAACCAATCTCTTGGACTGGCATCTTCTTGTTTATTCCCATATGAAGTGTATACTTATAAATGTTAGATAAATGATTAACTCGTTGTCTTGATACTCCTCGTCTATAGGGTAAAATCCCCATCCTATAGCTGGACCAATGTTGAATCGATTTCGGATTTCAATCTCCATAATTTTTTTTACAAAGATACAATAATTTTGTTTCCTTTTTTTAAATTATCTAAAGCCCATAGTGG